GTATGAAAAACGGAACTTACAAATTTGGAAGTTGCATGTATTTAGGTACAGGAGGTGATATGGAAGGCGGGGGTACTGTAGATGCTAGAGATATGTTTTATAATCCAGATGTTTACGATATGATTTCGTTTGATGACGAGTGGGAAGATAAAGGAAAAATTTCTTATTTTGTTCCTGCTTACAGAGGGTTAAATCAATATAAAGATGATAATGGAAACACTCAAGAGCAACCTGCAAAAGAATATTTAGATAAATTTAGAGATAAACTTAAGGAAAGTAAAAACTCAAGAAGCGCTCTAGATGCAGAATTACAAAATAGACCTCTTGTACCATCAGAAGTATTTCTTACAAGAACAGGTAATTTATTTCCTGTAGCAGATCTTCTTACAAGATTAGCAGAATTAGAAGTTTCTAATAAAGAACGTAACCATGATTATATAGGACAATTGTACATAGATACAGAGTCTAAAAAAGTAAAATGGAAACCTAACGCAAAGCTAAAACCTATTTACAATTTTCCAATAAGAGGTAATGAAGATTTATCTGGATGTGTTATTATACATGAAATGCCTTATCAAGATAAAGATGGTGATATTCCTTATGGCATGTATCTTGCAGGTACTGACCCTTATGATCATGACGAATCTACTACATCTTCTTTAGGATCTACATTTGTAATTAATAAGCTTACAAACCGTATTGTAGCAGAATATACTGCAAGACCAGAAACTGCAAATCAATATTATGAAAATGTTAGACGTCTTTTAAGATTCTATAATGCTAAGTGTTTATATGAAAATGAAAGAAAAGGATTATTTCAATATTTAGAACATAAACATGAAACACATCTTTTAGCAGATCAACCTGAAATTATAAAAGATGTTATACAGCATAGTAAGGTTCAAAGACAAAAAGGAATGCATATGTCGAAACCCCTTAAACTATACGGGGAAGAGCTTATTAAGATGTGGCTATTAGAGCCATATGAAAACGAAGGGCTGCTAAATTTACATAAAATTAGAAGTATAGCTCTTTTAAAAGAACTTATAGCCTACAATGATACAGGTAACTTTGATAGGGTAATGGCATTTATGATGATTGTTTATCATTTAGAAGAAGTTAAAAAAATTAAAGTAGAAAAAGAAAAAAAGATTTCTACAGTATATGATCAAGGTTTTTGGAATAAATCATTATTTTTAAAAAATAAGAAAAAGTTTTAGCTATAAAACTACAAAGTAAAAATCTAATTTTCTAGATTATTGTTTGGAACCTAAGTTAAAATTTATATTTTTGTCCTTTAATTCGCGAATTTAAAAAAATAATATTAATATGGCAACAGTAAATGTAACACTATCTCTTTCGAGCACAGACTTATTTGCAAAGCAAAATTTAAGTTTTACCGAAACAGATATACTAGCTCCCGCAGGGGATCAACAACTAGTTGGTAGACTATATACTACTGGTTCTGGGACAGAAGACGGAATTGCTACTAAAGCAATCGCAGGAACAGGACAAAGATGTTATGTATTTTTACATAATTTAAGTACTACCACAGGAGAATATATTAAAATAAGCGCACGTCGAGCAGCATTTGGAACTGACTCTACAGTAAATGACTTTTTTGCACAATTAGGTCCTGGAGAATTTTTGTTTGCACCTTTATCTGACATGTATCAACTTGATGTTGAACCAGCAACAGGTAATCCTGTGCTTGAGTATGTTCTAATGGAAAAACAAACAGTTTAAAATAATAACGATATGGCAAACGCAAATTTAAAAGCAACATTTAGTATTAGTAGTTCAGATCTTTTTGATACTATTAGTTTGGCTAAAACTGTAAGCAATTCGTTAACTATTGACGGGGATAATAGACAAGGTTTAACTACAATGAAAACTAGTACTGCTTATGCAGACTTAAACGTAGAAGCTTTATCTGGTTCATCGGCAGGGTTAAAAAAAGCTTATGTATATATAAAAAATACTGATTCTACTGATGAATTAATAATAGCTGATGATGGAAATGCTATTTTTATGAGATTAGCTCCAGGAGAGTTTACTTTTTATCCTTCAGCTGATAATACAAAAATTCAATGTAAATCTTCTGCTAACAATCCTGTAGTAGAGTTTATGATATTAGAAGTATCCTAAAACTAACTTATGCCTCGTATAGATTTTCCTAGACAAAAATTGAGTCGCAGGAAAAAGACTCAAAAATGGGGAGAGGAATGCATCGAAGCTGGATTAGGCTTAGTAGGTATTTACGATCATACAAGACGTAGTTCTCGCTTTAAGAAAAAGCGGAACTACGATCTTTATAATGGTAAGTTCGACAAGAAAGATCTAGAGTATGTAACCGATCCTCTTGGATTAGGTGGAGTTGCAGAACTTCCAGCTACTCTTCAATACTACGATGTAGTATCTCCTATATTTAATCTACTCTTTGGCGAAGAAGCTAAAAGAGCTTTTAGTGTTATAGTTAGATCTATAAACGAAGAAGCAATTTCTTCTAAAGAAGAAGAGAAAAAAGGACAGATTGTATCTCTTTTTAAAGGGTTAATGCAACAATCTATGGATCAGTTCATGCAATCGCAAGAACAGCCTCAGAATCCTGAACAACAACAGCAGCTTTTACAGCAAGCAGAAGCTAATATACCTGAAGAATTAAAACGTATTCAAAAATATTTTGATTACGATTTTCAAGATATGAACGAATCTGTAGCAAATAAACTTTTAAACTTCCTTGAAAGAGAGCAAAGTTTAAAAGTAAAATTTGCTAAAGGATGGGAAGATGCTTTAATTGCTGGAGAAGAAATTTATTGTATTGAGCAGATAGCTCAAGAACCTACAGTTAGACGTGTAAACCCTTTAGAGTTTTATTGTCTACTTCCGCACAACGAAGATTTTGTAGATAACGCAGATGTAATAGTAGAAGATACTTTTATGTCTCTTAATAGTATATTAGATAACTATTATGAAGATCTTACTCCTGCTCAAATAGATAAACTAGAAAAAGAGCAAGGTAATAGAAGTTCAATAGAAAGTAAAAATTTATTGAATTATCCTAGCCCTGAAAAACTATTTATTGAAAATAGAGATGGAGATGAAGGTAATCTATTTAATCACTACGATCAAGATGGTAATATCCGAGTTACAAAAGTAGTTTGGAAATCTATGCGTAAAGTTGGTAAGCTAACTTATTTTGATGAATTGGGAATGCCTCAAGAAGCTATAGTTAGTGAAACATATAAGATAGACGATTCTATAGGAGAATCTATTGAGTGGATGTGGATAAGCGAATACTGGGAAGGAAGTAAAATTGGAGAGACTACTTACTTAAATATTAGAGTAAGACCTCAACAATTCAGACATATGGATAATTTATCTACATGTAGTTCTGGATATGTTGGAACAATTTATAATGCAAACAATTCACAATCTGTTTCTTTAATGGACAGATTAGTGCCTTGGGTATATATGTACATTACTTTATGGTACAGGTTAGAGTTGGCTATTGCAGCTAACCAAGGTAAAATTGCACTTATAGATTTGTCACTAGTTCCTGATGGATGGGAAATAGAAAAGTGGATGTACTATGCACAATCAATGAAGTTTGGTTTTGTAGACTCTTTTAATGAGGGTAAAAAAGGACAATCTACTGGTAAACTTGCTGGTAATATATCTACACAAAATAAAGTGATAGATATGGAGACTGGTAATCACATACAACAACATATACAACTATTAGAATTTACAGAACAAAAAATAGGTAATTTAGCAGGAGTTACTCCTCAAAGAATGGGTGCAGTATCTACATCTGAATTAGTCGGTAATGTAGAAAGAGCTGTAGTACAATCTTCGCATATTACAGAAAAATGGTATGAGGTGCATAATCAAACGAAAGTTAGAGTAATGGAATCTTTACTTAATGTAGCAAAAGATGTATACAAAGGTAAAACTAAAAGACTTCAGTACATGACTGACGAGTTTGCAAATGTATTCTTTAAATTAAACGGAGATGACTTTGCTAATTCTGAATATGGTTTATTCTTATCTAATTCTGCTAAAGACAATATGGCAATAGAAGCGCTTAAGCAACTCACGCATGCAGCTCTTCAAAACGATAAAATGACATTATCTGATGTGGTACAAATTTATAATGCAAGTTCTCTTGCAGACTTACGACAAAATCTTAAAGTCTCTGAAGCTGAAGCGCAACAAAGATTACAATCGCAACAACAACAACAAAGCGAACTGCAAATGCAACAAATGCAAATGCAACAACAAGCAGAACAGCAAAAGCTTCAATTAGAAATTGAAAAAGAAGATAGAGAAGATGCTAGAAATGCAGATGATAATCGTACTAAAGTAGAGATTGCTTTAATAAATGCAGATAGTAAAGCTATGGATCGTGACGCTAATGACAATGGTATTAGAGATGATATTGATTTGGCTAAATTACAACTTGAGCGAGAAAAGCTTAACCAGAAAACTAATGAAACTCAAGAGAAGATGCAACTTGAAAAAGATAAACTATCTTCTAAAGAACAAATAGAAAGAGCTAAAATTAATAAAGCAGACAAAAAAGTATAATCTGTAAAATTATATTTTAGCTATAAAATACAAAAAAATTTGTACTTACTGCTGTGACAAAGTATTGTACAATAACTTAAATTAATTATTTTTGTCACTTAATAAATAAAACTCTATGGCAATAGAAGACAATATTTTAGATGGATTGGACTTAAGTGTGTTAGATACTATAACAACTAGTCCAAAAGAAGAGGAAAAGCAAGAAACAATTGCAGGTGAAGAAACTAAAAAAGAAGAAGAGCCTGGTATTTTTAACCCAGAGTTAAAAATTCAAGAAGTTGATGAGCTGCCTGAAAGAGAAACAGAAGTAGAAGAAACCCCTGATGAACCAAAAGGAGAAGATACTAAAGAAGATACAGAAGAGCAAGTTTCAGAAACACCTGAAGCAAGCGAAACTGAATCTACAGAAGAAGAGGAGCTTAATCCAATTCGAGTATTTGCAGAACTCCAAAGAGATCAAGGTTTAATCGACTTTAATGATGATGATTTTGAAGACTCAGAAGACTGGTTATTAAGTAAAGTGCAGGACACTATTAATGACAAAGTTAAAGAGTACAAAGAAAATATGCCTGAAGAGATTAAGTATCTTTTAGAAAATTATGAAGCAGGTGTTAATATGTATGATCTATTAAACATTGGGGCAACTTCTCAATCTTATGAGAAAATTGCAGAAGATAGTTTAAAAGATAATCTAGGTTTGCAAAAAATGTTAGTAAAAGATCTTTTATCTAAAAGCGGATGGAGTGATGAAAGAATTACTCGTAAGCTAGAACGATATGAAGATACTGGAGTATTACAAGAAGAAGCAGAAGATGCTTTAGCTTCTTTAAAAGAGATTCAAGTACAAGAAAAAGAGAATCTTATTAAGACTCAGAAAGAAGAACAGAAACAAAGAGTTCAAGCTCACGAGCAGTGGCTTGGAGAACTTAAAGATCATATAGGGAAAAAAGAAGAAATTTTACCTGGATTTAAATTGTCCCCTAAAGATAAAGACAATTTATATAAAGGTATAACTAAATTAGACAGACAGGGCAAAAACGAAATCATGAGATTACGTGAAAAAGATTCTGAGTTTGATTTAAAAATAGCATATTTAGCGACAGTCCTAAAGTGGGATTTTTCAGCGTTTGAACGTCAGTCAACAACTAAATCAACACGGAAGTT